CTAATATCAGCATTTGAGCCTAAAATCTGCTGTGTTTTAGCTCTGCCTTGCATGACCTTGGCAATCTCAGGGTTTAAAGCACATGCTCTCTCATACGCTTGGTCTAGCGTCAGCGGTCTGCCTTGTTTTTCAGCTACTTCGATGATGTCTGCCATATCAAGGCGCACATCAGTGAAGAATTCAGCTTTAGCACCAAAGGCTTCTACTTCGTTGTTTATGTTCTGATTTTGTTGGCGTAGGGTGTTCTGTTCGGCTTGATTAATCCGATTAAGCAGGTCGTTTACAGGCGCCATACGCTCGTTTAAACGTGCTTCCATAGGATCTACTGCTGGTGGTGCTGCACCGGCCAAGGCGCTATCTAACATCCCGATATCTACACCGTAATTCTTAACAAATCCCGCTAGTTGGTTAGCTTTTTGTTGTGGCGACCCCATACGCATTGTAGTCATGGTTTTCATTAGCTCTTCAAAACCTACAATAGGATCTTGAACACCTTCTGCCGCTATGACAGATGAAAACCTAGTCACCACATCACTAAAACGCTCACCTGTTTTGCGAGACTCTGCGCCCTCTTGTAAGGCTTTCGATATCTCTGTCTCTCGTTTGTTTATCTGCTCTCGGATAGCAGTGGGCGTGTTTGCCCATTCTTCTCGGGCTGCGGGTGTCCAGCTTGCAGGGGCTTTGTCATCTCCCCCTTCATGTCCTGTATCTGTGGGTGGGGTGGATTCTTCTCCTTGAACCTCAGTGCTTGGCGTTTCCGCCGTTGTTTCCTCTTCTGGCGTTTGTTCTGTTTCATCAGTGGGGGTTTCCTCTACTGGTGCTTCTGCCTCCTCTACTTCAGGCGTATCTTCTACCTCAGCTAACGCATCTTCAAATTCTTCACGCATTGATTTATCTTCACTCACAGCTATCTCCCGAATTGTCTTAAAGTTTGGTCAATTAATTGTACTCGCTCACGTTTTGCTTCCCGCGTTGTGCCTCGCATATCAGCCTCACGTTTTTTCTGTGCGTTGTCTAGGTAATCTTTACCATAGTCACGACTATCTGTTACACCATGCTTGGCATTATGCCTGCGTAGCTTGCCTCTGTCGTCTATCACTGTGCCGTCGATAGGTGACACGAACGACTCGATATCGCCATGCACTGCTGCACCCCTTCGGTCTGGAGTTTGATACTCCTCCTTCGGTACTAGCTTGTTCTGTGCGCTATCCCATACAAAACTAGGCATCACTACTGCCTGAGTCGTTTTTTGCAGCGTTATTACGTTTATCCTTCTCCATCTCCATGTTCTTCTCAATTATTTTCACGCCCGCATCAGCACGTTTAGTAATTTTGAGCTTGGCGATGTCGATTTTGCCTTTCAAAATCTCTTTCTCCATCTCAGCGCTTACCCCTGCTTCTTGCTGCTCGGCGTTAATCTGGCTGGTGAGTAATTCTGTCCTTACATCAGCATCCATTTTAGCCCCGAGGATCTGCATCTCAACTTGAGCTTCAAATTCTGCTTTTTGCATATCAAACTGCATTTCCATCTGCTTAGTCTCGATATCAGCCTGTTTATCATCTGCCCTGACTTGCATTTCCATCTGCGCACTAAGTTGTAGCTCCTGTTGTTTAGCCTGCGCCCGCATTTCTTCGAGCTTGATTTGTATTTGACCCCTGATTTCTTCTGGAGAAGGCTTCTCATCTTCTTTTTGCTGCTCGGGTTGCTGCATGACCTCGATGGCTTTGTCTAGCACACCCTCGATGTCGCTTGCGCCTTTGAACCCTGCCATTGACCACTTGAGCATTTCAAGTAGGAACGGTGTAGACCTTGGGTCTTGTTGCACTAAGGGGCTTGCCGCTTGTAAGAACGTACTAAGCCCGTTTAAATACCCTGCGCGCTCTTCTTTGAGTTGAGCGTAGTCCATCTGAGCTAACTGCTCGGGTTTGATGTTAACCCTGAATGACATCTGCTCTGGATTCTTGATTAACTCTACCGCTGGCTGTATTAGCTCCTTATCCAGTGAGAACTGCATATTCGACTGCTTAACTATTGTTTCAGCATCAAAATGCTTCGCGATAACCTCTGCTTTAAGTTGCATTAAGTTACTTGCGAACTTCGCAAACTCTTCCTGTAACGCCTGCACTCGAGTAGAGCCGAAGGAGGCTTTGATTTTAGATTGCCCCACACCTTCGTACTGGTTATCAAGTGAACCACGCATGATGTCAGACATGCCTGATACCTGCTGTAGCAAGCCGATGGTCTGGTCACGCACGACGATTAGCTTATCGAGGGCTACCACAATATCCGCTAACGGAACCCAATCAATCTGCCCTTGTAAACCCCCTTTCTCAGCGAACATAGCCCAGTTATCCACAGGAATGAGGTCATTTTCCACCCCTTCTTGGAATATTCGTTGGACGCCATCGGCTGATTTGTCGTACACCCCTATGACCTTGACTGCTTCAGTCAGGATAGAGATTCTGGTCTGTAACACATCAATCTCGTTGTACAGATCTTGTGATAGGTGATAGTCAGGCGTCGGCTTATAGAGCTTAGTGACCTGATTTGCCAGCATAAAGGGCGGGCAAGGGTAAAAATTCTGTAATTTCAGTGGGTCATCTTGAGATTTGAGTATCTTAGGGTAGCCTTTCGAGTACCAGCAGACTTTCCGCTTCTCTTTGTCCCATATCTCCCACACTTCTGCTTTCATCCACGGCGAGTCCTCTTCTGGGTCGCCCGCAGACTTATCATCTGTGTTTGCCACCATCTTCTTGAGCTGGATGTTATTCGCCGCGTGGTCGCCAAACTTCTCCTCAACCTCATCCTTGGTCAAATATGACCGGAACGCTATCCACGGTAGCTCTGCAAAGGTTCTCCCCCACCCCCACAGCACATCACCCCAATAATAGTAATCAATCGGGGCTGCTTCGCTCTGTATTTGCTTCTCCTCGCCATTTTGGATGACTTCTACATCATAACGTACCCTAGCGGTTCCTAAGCCCGTCAGCAGCCTGTCAGACAGCGTAGCGTTGAATATCGAGTCATAACTCTCACCATTGTTCATCACATCCGACCGCAGTAGCCTCTCCATCATCTCAGCCGCTACCCTACCCACGTCATCAGCACCTGTTGTGTCTGCTCTAGACACGTCTACACGCGGTACTTGACCGTAAAGCATTGATATTAGGGTGGTTACGTTGGAGTTGAACAGATTAAGGCGGAAACCTTGGGGGTTGGTGTTATTTAACGAGCGTTTGTTCTGGTTTTTTCTATCGTCGAGGTATCTGGAGACTATTTCATCTGCTTGCTTTTGCCACTCTTCCAGACGTTTGCTGGCGGCGGTCATCTCAGTCATCCAGTATTTATACTGCTCTCTGGGTGTGTCGTCGAAGTCTTTTCTAGACTCTAAAGGTGCAGTTTGGTCGTCAGCCATGTCAAATCCTCATTTTTTGTATTGACAGCTTCGGTGCGTTGCTGTCTCTGTCAGCATAAAGTTCGTCTAATGTAAACCCTTTTGGCTTAAATTGCGACACCTTGGCCGTTTTGTACACTTTGTCAGGGTCAGGAATGTCCAGCGATGTCCTGACGACTAGTGATAAATACCTGAACGCATCTGCGCTATGGGATGACCAATCATGCTTCGGTGTCGCTGCGAAGCTCTTTGTCTGAGCGTCATAGTTGCGTCTGTAGGCGCGTAGCGCTTCTAAGCCCTCGTCTGCTTTCTGGTCGAAGTAGCATAGCGGTAGCACTAGCCTTGCCGCGTCTATCCCGTGCTGGAGTTTCAGCGAGGGCGTTATCTTGCACGGGAACTGGTTTATTAAGAACTGCTCGATGGTCGATCTGCCCGTTTGCAGTGTCTTGGCTCTAGCGTCGTGTGGCAGCCATATCGTGTCGTACACGTAGGGTAGGCTATGTAAGTGGTCGAAGTAGTGCTGTAGAGGCTGTGAGTGGGCTTCATAGTGGTCTATGATGGCTAACCCGTCGGGCTTTATCTGCCAGAACCAAAAAGCGGTCGAGTCGGTGAACCCGAGGTCACAGGCAGCCGAGACAGGGAAGTTAGGGTCGTACAGGGATTGCCTAGCTGTTTGTTGGTTCTGCTCGATCATGTTGATGATGCTGGCGTAGTACGTACCCAAGACCGCCGCCTCGAACGAACACTCTAGCTCTTGCTCGTACTGGTCGTCTGACATCTGCGCCTTCATCTCGGTCAGGTCTTCTTGAGTCAGGATGTTGGTTGTTGATGCCTTGAGGGTGAGTTGGAACCAGTTGGGGTCTTCCTTGGCGCGCTCGTTTATGCGGTAGTAGTGGTTCTTGCCCTTAGGCGTCCCGATGAATACCGCCCAGCCCTGCCGGTCGGCTAGTGTGGGTAGGACGACCTCTTCCCACAGGGTGGGTCTGGCGTCCCCAATCTCGTCGATGACCACACCATCAAGGTATATACCACGGAGGGTGTCAGGGTTGTCTGAGCCGTAGAGGGTTATCCAACTGCCGTTGATGAGTTTGACACGTAGCTCTGACTCTCTGATGTCTTTGTCTGAGTTGATGAACGGCCGCGCTGCTTCTTTGAGATACGACCACGCCACGTCCTTCGCTTGGCGATAGAACGGGGCAATGTAAGCATAGCGGGCGTCTGTCTTTGGTGTGTAGAGGGCGCGGATGAGTAGCTCGTTTACAGAGGCAACGGTTTTTCCACACCGCCTGTGCGCCACGATGCAAGCAAACCGTTCTGTCCTCTGGTGGAAGTCGAGGAATTGCGGGCGGGGCTTGTAGCTTAACTCAGCCATCAGTGGGAGTAGGGGTGGTAATGGGGGTGGTAATGGTCGGCATTGACTCGTGCAGCCTTGACTCGTAGGTTTTTGGTAGTTTGTCTAGTGTGCCTTGTGGTAGCAGTTCATTGTTGATGGTGATGTTGATACCGCCTGTGTGATTGTCTTGGGGTTGGTAGGTTCCCGACATTTTGTTAATTGTGTCGATTGCCGTGACTGAGATGTTAGGTCTGTTTTGCTCGTTGTCTAACGCTATGCGCCACAGGAAGGCTTTGCGGTGGTCTACGGTTGCACCGTCTATTGCTTGCTGTAGGTGGTAGATGAGGGATGCTAACCGTTTGCCATCTTCGCTGTTGGTGTAGTTTCTGATAGTGGCAGGGTCTACGTTCAGTTGCTTGGCTATGTCTCTAGTGTGCGTTCCTGAGGTATGGAGTCTTACAGCCTGAGCGTTCCGTGGAGGCATCTTGGCTACTTGTGCTGTGATTCTGTTTTTGATGTCAACGAGGTCAGTCTGATATTCGTCGTTTCTCGGATGGTGTTCATTCAGGAGCAACTCGGGTGGAAGTTTCTCTTCTACCATTTCGTCCAGATATTTGAGGGCTAATTTCGTCATGGTTAGACAATAGCATATTTTCTGTATGCTAACCAACTAGTAAGAAATTTTACAAGTTGAAAATATGAAAAATGTACGCCTGTGAGAAAGTAAGAAATTTTACAGGTTGAAAATATGAAAAATGTACGCCTGAAAGGGTACTCGAAAAGCAGGCGCCGTTTTAAAAAAGTTACAC